GCGGCGTGGTGCTGAAATGGATCAAGCTTTAAATGAACACGAAGAAACTCGTGAAGAAATTTTAGCTGAGGAGATTAAAGTATGAGCCAAACTTCCTTAGGCTTATCTGATGCGGCGTTCTTAGAAAAAGATCCCGAAGAACTTTTAGCTAAAGAAACTACGCCAGTGGAAGAAAAGCCGGCTGAACAAGAAATTGAATCATCAGATCAAACTGATGAGGATAAGGTTGCTACCTCCGAAGAGGAGGTAAGTGAAGCACAGGAGCAAACTGAAGAGACTACTGCGGAAGAAGTAAGCCAACCTGAAGGGGATACCCAGAAGGAGCCAGAACCTTTCGCTGATAGTAATACGACAGAATCTCTTGATACTAGTAAGAAAGACTCGACTGAAACAAAGGAGGATACTCCGGAAACTACAGAGTTCGATTACGAAAGTGCTTATAAAAAAGTGTCTGAACCTTTCAAGGCCAATGGCGTTGATATGCAGGTTAAAGATCCTGAGGATGTCATCCGTCTAATGCAGATGGGTGCTAATTATCAAAAAAAGATGTCGCAGTTAAAGCCTAATCTGAAGTTAATTAAGATGTTAGAAAAAAATGAACTTCTTGATGAAGCAAAATTGCACAATCTAATTGATTTATCCAAAAAGGACCCTAAAGCTATCGCCAAGCTCGTTAAAGAAAGTGATGTAGACCCTTTAGATATCGACAAGGATGCGCCTACAGATTATCAGCCAACTAACTATACAGTTACTGATAAAGAATATGATTTAGATGCAGTACTTGACGAAATTAAAGATACCGATACTTTTAATAGGACTATTAACGTTATGACTAAGGAATGGGATAATCAGAGTAAAACAACTATCTCAGAAAATCCTGAAATCATTAGTATTGTTAATACTCATATGAGTAACGGTGTGTTTGATAAGGTTAATGCGATGTTACAACAGGAAAAAACGTTAGGTAAACTAGCTGGTATTCCTGATGTAGAAGCGTATCGGCAAATTGCTGAGTACATGCATAAAAATGGTCTTCTTCGTCAACAGGGTGATAAGAAGGTAGAACCATCCGAAGTATCAAGTAAAACTGACGAAAAAGCTAATGCTGATCGTAATAAAAAACGAAAGGCAGTAGCTCCGGTCAAGCAGGCTACTACACAAAAATCTAAAACTGAGGATGATTTTCTAGGTCTGTCAGATGAAGATTTTATGAAGAAGTATGCTGTCCGGTAACCTATTACTATTTAACTAGGACAATAAAATGGCTGACGAAAATTTTTATAATAGTCCTTCTAGCACCGCTAGTGGAACCGCATCAAGTATCGGTCCACAAGCGATTACAGACTATTATTTTAAGAAAGCCCTTATTGCTGTCCGGGATCACCAGTATTTCATGCCTTTGGCTGATGTACGTGCGATGCCTAAGCATATGGGTAAAAAGATTAAGCAGGATGTTTATGTTCCAATGATTGATGTATTGAATACGGGTGCCCAGGGACTCGATACGGCCGGTGCTGCTCTCACAGCAGGTGAATGGTCTGCTTGGAATTCTTCCGGTACACTAATATCTGCTGATAACGCAAGTGAAACGGCAGCTATAGCAGAAACCGGTGCAGTAGAAGTTGCACAAAATGATCAGAATCTTTATGGTTCATCTAAAGATACTGGCGCTATTCAGAGTAAAATTCCAACTCTTCGTGAGAACGGCGGTAGGGTTAACCGAGTTGGTTTTACACGTACTCAAGTTGAAGGTGAACTGCTTAAACGTGGTTTTTTCACTGAGTACACTCAAGAATCAATGGATTTCGATTCTGATTCAGAATTGCTATCACATATTGTTGAGGAAGCCCTTGTTGGTGCTAATGAGATTACTGAAGCTGAGCTTCAAGCTGATCTAATTACTACCGCAACTTCTAGTGGTACAGCTTATTTCTGTTCTTCTGCTCCTGGAACTGATGCTCTTGCAGGTTCAACAGTTGCAGCAGGTGCTACTCGAACAGCATTGAAATTGGCTGTTGATGAAGTTGTTGTTTATAACGATCTGATGAATCTTTCTATTGCTTTGGATGATAATAAGACTCCTAAGCAAACGAAAGTTATTAGTGGTTCTCGTATGGTCGATACCAAAACCATTAATGGTGGCCGTATCATGTACGTAGGATCTGAATTGATTCCTGTACTACGTAAAATGAAAGATATTGCAGGTACAACTGTTGGTTCAGCTTTTGTTAGCGTAGAAAAGTATGCTGACGCCGCTAATACGTTACATGGTGAAATTGGTTCTATTGATCAATTTCGTATAGTTGTAGTTCCAGAAATGCAGCATGACCGAAAAGGTGGTGCAGCTTCTTCTGATACTGCAGGTACCGGTAAGAATGGTGCAGACATCTATCCAATGTTGGTTGTTGGTGATGGTGCTTTCACTACTATCGGTTTTCAGACTGATGGAAAGAGTGTTAAATTTACTGTTAACCATAAGAAGCCTGGTAAAGAAATAGCTTCTTTGGATGATCCATATGGTGAGGTAGGGTTCTACTCCATCAAATGGTACTACGGTTTTATGGCACTTCGCCCAGAACGCTTAGGTATTATTTGGACTGCTTTAGCAGCAGTATAATAATATTGTTTAACTGTCCCTCCGAGCCCTTTAGGGCTCGGGGGACATTCTTTTAAATTATAATTCGGAGGAAGCATGGAAGATACTACAATGGCAGCTCCTATTAACGGAATGACAGATGATGAAATTCGACAGGAACTAACAGATAACGGTGTTACATTACATCATAAAACAGGAACAAAGAAGCTTGCTTCTACTCTAGCTGACGTTAGGACTAAAGAATATAAAGAAAGCCCTAAAGACGGTAAGCTTGAGATTACCGGTAATGTAAAACATCGTTCTCTTCCCGGTTCTACCCCTGAATCTAGAGCTGCAAAAGAAAAACATATAGCAAGTATAAATACATTGACTGCAGAACAAGCAGCCATGAAACTTGTTCGTGTAGTAGTTACTCCTAATGATCCTGGTATGGTTAACTACCCCGGACTTATCTTTACTGTAGGTATGTCAGGAATTAATAATGGACGAATGATTAAAAAGTTTGTTCCCTTCAGTAACGAGGACGGCTGGCATGTTCCAACAATTATTCTTCGTCAAATTGAAAGTGCTGAAATGCAAAAATTTAAAACTGTTACTCGTCCTAATGGTGAAAAAGTTTTAGAACCATATTTAACTAAGAAATTTAATGTACAAATTTTACCAGATCTTACTAATGCAGAAATAAAAAGACTTGCTGATCAACAAACTACAGCAGGATTTAATGTAGGAGTAAACTAATGGCCATCACTATTGCTAATTTAACTGCTGGTGTATCCACGGATGCTAGTAATGTAGTAACAGGTACCGGTGTATTTGACGATATGATGGAAACTGTTAATGCGCATATGGCTGCCCAGTTTAATCTAGGTAGAATTACTGGTAGTGATTACGCGACAGTATATTTAACAGCTATACAGGCTACTGTGCAACAAGCAGTAGCTTATACAATAGGTATGCAAAAAGGTAATGCTGAAGAATCGTTACTACTTCAGAAAGAAATTACTGAATTTGCTCAGACAGATAAATCAACTAAAGCAGCTCCTAGCACTACTAGTATTGCGGGTAGACAAGCTGCTTTAGCAGCTGAACAAGCTAAAGGTTTTAAATGGAATGCTGATCAAAAATATCTTAAAACTCTTTTAGATGCCTGGAGTGTTAATATTTCGACAGCAGGTGTAGCAGCTACACAAGTAACAGCTATCAACGCAACTGGCACAGGCAATATTAATACTCAAATTTCTAACGCCGAGCCTACTGGATAGGAGGGCGTTTAATGAGTTTTGTTGCCAGTATTGTTGAAGCTGTCGTTGATGTTATTGTATTTATAGTTGAAGCAGTTGTACAAGTAGTTGAGATGGTTGTACAGCTTATTATGGTACTTCTTGGTTGGGATAGTGGAAGTACCCAGATTATTGAATATTATGAAGTTCATAATATCCCTCTGTTTGATGATGTAGACAAGAAAAACCCCCTCCTAAATTCAATTCTTCAATCCATTGTTAGCGGAAGAGATATCGCTAGCAATCTAGTTTATCATCTTGCATTTCGTAGTCTCAAGGGTAACGTAAAAGATTTTATGGATTTTATAGATAATGGAAATTATTTTGAAAATTTCCCTACTGTAGAGTCTTATATTTTAACTATCGATTATACTGAATTAACCGCTGCATTAAATACTCTCAATGGCGTTCCGTGTACTCCTGAAGGTTCATTCTTAAGAGCATTATCCAATAAAGATTGGGTTAAATATTGGCTTCAAGAAAATAAAGAATACAACGTAGGAACTAATACAATGGGGGTAGATTATTCTACAACTAGTACTAGTCCTATTACTCCTGCTGCTGATACGGTTACAGTAACTCCGTCTCTTAATCATTTTGATATTGATATAACTAGTGAAATAGCTACTGAAGATGAAGTATTTGCCGATGAACGATGGCAGGTTAATCTTAATACTATTACTTATAATTCAGGTACAGATGACTATTCAGTTGAAGTATACAACGCAATAAATGTTGGAAATATAACTAGAACCCTTCCATACACAGTACCCACTAAACCACTACAATTACATTACGTTTCTACTTATTACAGGGATAGTGCCCCTTCTAGACAATACCTATTTGTTTATAAAGTAGGAGAAGGGACATATACTGATCTAGATACTGTAGAAGAACCTATTGATATAGACGGCGCTACTATTGAAGCACTCCCTTGCGTCCCATTAAGACTAAGTAATGCTAATTACACTACTTTTGGAACAACTAAAGCCGAACAAATTGAAGATTTATTAGACAGAATTCACTTAGATGCCGAAGCAGTTCTTGACACAATTTTAACTGAATCTGCTATTTCTCCAGGAGATCTAGATCATATTTATGTGAATTTTGGAGTACGGATGTGGGATACTTCCCAAGCAGGAATGTCGTATTTATATACTATGTTTGAGAATTTATATCCCTCACAAGGTGTTACACAAGGCACTTATAATAATTCTCCGGCAGGAGATGATAAACCGCAGAATAATATACTAAATACAACGGATGATAATAAATTAGCATACCAATGGTCATATATTACCTATGAGCATACTAGTTTAGTTGATATTGACGCAAATAGTGGGAGTGTTGAAAATGGCATATATTATTCAGATATGTCTAGATTTGGCGATGATGGACTTTTAAAGTACAACTACTACGTTTCTTCTGGAAAAGGAACCTACAACGTAGGATACAAAGCAGATGATTTAGACGAAGTACAAGACTTCCTAGACGGCAATGGTGTACCTAATCCAGGTACTACTAGTGGAGAAGCTACTAATTGGTTACAAGTAACTGAACGCATGTCCTATAACAATCCCACCCCTAATTTACTAGAATCAGATGATTCTGCTGCTGATTTAAAATACTTAACTCCTGATTTAATTTATGAAAATAATGGTTCAGGCACACTACGATTAGTTCAACAAGCTTCAGATGCTACAACTGTAGGACAATCAATAACTTATTATTGCTGCAAACCTTCAGGATTAGATGCTTATACAGTAGTTGCTCCAATTTCTTCTTGTAGAGTTGTCGATGGATCTAGCGGACACTTTAGAGTAGTTAAATTTAATCTTGGGAATAAAGGGGACTTAATGGTTCCGTTTATTCATAATTTTATCAAAGACTTATCCAATGATAAAGTTAGTAGATTATTTTTAGCAGGAGCCCATGCATCAATATACGTAGCTCATTATGAAAAAATTGTACATGAAGGCATAAGCTTTCTTACAGCTCTAGTAATGATTATTGTTATTGTAGTTATCATTGTAGTTGCATGGCCAATGATAGAAGCTGGATTTGCTGCTATGATGGAAGGTTTAGCTGCTTTATCTGCTGCCACATCCTTTACTGCAGCTTTAAGTATGGTATGGGGCTACTTTATAAGTAACTTACCAACTATGCTTATAAAAATGGCTGCTCAGTACGTTATTCAGTTAGCTATTACTGAATTAGCAGGAGATAACGCAGAACTTGCAATGATCCTTAATTTAGTATCTATGGTAGCTATATCAGCATGGGAACCAGGTGTTTCATTCGGATCAGCACCAGGAACAGCACCATTAGGCAGTTATGGAACTACAGGAGGGTCTATATCAGGTGGAAAACTAGTAGGTGGTGGAACACTAACTGCTCCAGGAACTGTAAACCCTCAAGGATTACACTATTCAGGAATGTCCTTTGGCATGTCTAATTTCAGTGATCTTGGCTTAATGGATTATGCAGGCATGGCTATGGATCTACTGAATGCTGTAGCAAAAGTAATGTTTACTAAAGCAGAAGCTGGGTATGCAGATCTAGCTTTAGAAGAAGCAGCACATGGAAGATATGTAGAACTAACAGCATCAGAATTAGCAGGAAAAACAGCACTGTTGGATGAAGTAAGCTATGCACAAGATAGTCTCATACTTGAAGCACTTCGATACAGCCCAACTATGCCTAAATCATTAGGTGCTGCATCTTGGATTGACCTTAATAATAGGTATGTTGATATTGCGATTGGAACAGTATACTACGAAGGAATAACTGGCTATTTTGAGCAAACTTGTTCAGTAGAGAATAAAGTAGGTTATTAGATATAGAAATAGACAATTATAATAAATAGAGGTAATATTACATACTAATAAGTATTAAGTAATAGGAGATAAATTATGACAACAGGACTTAACTTTCCATGGCTAAAAGAAATGGGACGTCCGGGACAACCCCAGTATAATAATCAAGTACAGCAATTACCACCTCAAGAAGAAGAGTTTGATTTTCAATGGGGACCAGGAAAGAGTTCTTGGAAATGGCTTGATAAGTTAGGAGGTGGTGGTACAACTAAAGACTCTGGATTTGGATGGAACAAAGGCACTGCAGATACGATAGGTGCAGGATTAGGAGGTATTGGTAATTTAGCTCGAGGTTGGGCTGCTATTAAAAGTTTAGGTATAGCGGAAGATCAATTAGAAGAAAATAAGAGACAGTACAATCAAAACTATGCTCAACAATTAAGAGCATTTGAAGGAGATAGAACTAGAGCTAATACTCGTATTAGTGATCAGAATGCATGGAAAACTGCTCAAGGTCGTACTGATCTTGGAAGCTTAATAGTATAATTTAGGAGAATAAGGATGCCTACTCAACCATTTATTCCTCTTACTTGGAGAAACGTTACTGGACCAAGTAATGCTTCTGCAAATACTTTGTTAGCTAAATCTGGTGAACAATTAGGTGCTGCTATTGAAGGACTAGGTACTAACGTTGATCAATTCGCAGATGATAAACAAAAAAGAGAAACAGATGCATTCATAGCTGAATTAGGTGCTCTCCCAGATGATGCAGCACGTCAAGATGCTTTAAAGCAAGCTGAAACAGGATGGATGAATTTAGATAGAATTAATAAAGCTACGACTGATTTACAAGCGCAGGATTACACTACAGCTGAAAGTGCTAGACAGCAAATACTTGGGAATTTAAATGTAGATGAAAAGGTAAGAGCGGACAAATCCAGAATAAGAACTAATGAGATACTAGCAGATCCTAATATAACCTTAGAAAATCTTAATAAGGCAATGGCACAGCTTCCTGAGGATCAACTATCAGACCATAAAGGTCTTCTCAAAGCAAAGGCTAATGAACTCGCTCGTAATACAGATACAGGAATTGATGATGCTTTTATAACAAACTATGTAGATCCAGAAAATAACGAATCATATACTAGAGCATCTTATAATACTTTAATTAATGACACTTATAGTAGATTAAAAAAACTTCATCCTTATGCAGATGAATCAGTTTTAAGACAACAAGCTAAAGCAGCTATTACTAGAACTGAAGCAGGTACTCTATTTGAAGCACAGGATTGGTATGAAAAACTAACTCCTGATAAAAAAGATATAAGAGACGAAAGTACTAGAAAACAAACTGTTGTAAAAACATGGAGAGAGGGTAGTAAAGCTCTAACTAAGTCATTTGAAGCTTTAAAAAAGAAACATACTCCTGAAAATAGTGAGCAGTTCAGAAGCGATCTAAGAGAACTAAATCGACAAATGGAAGAAAATCCTGATTCTTTAGGACCTTCGGCAAAAGCAAGATTAAAAACATGGACTCAAAGAGCAATAACAGATTACACGCAAAATAGTTTTGATCCAGAAGAAGCTTACCTTAAGCAATTTGGCACGACAGCGCCACTTTTAAATGCTGAAGGACAACCAATATTAGATAAAAATGGAGTCCCGCAACAACAATCTGTTCCTCTTGGTTTAGATGATTACTCGCCAACTAACGTAAGAGACTTCGTAGATGCACAAATACAAACTTTAACTGAGGAACTTCCTTTTGCAGATCGAGGGGAAATAATTAAACAGGTTGGAACTAAAATTCAAAAGAGTGGTTTAGCTGTTAGATTTGCATCTGGAGCTTTACCTGCAAAATTAAAAGCTCTTGCTGAACAACATAGATATGATGATGAAGCAGCTAGAGTTAAAAGGCGTTCAACTATTTTACAAGGTATAACTAATAATCCTGGTAAAATAAAGGGGTATGTTTATGACACCTTATTTAGTAAGTTTAAAAAAGAAGGAGTTGATCTTGAACAAAAAGATATAATTAAATTAAAAGACCAGTTATCAAAAACTGTTGTTAAATGGAAAGGGTTTATTGGAAATTGGGATAAATTACATGAGGATACTCAAAAGACCTATAGCATAGCAATAGCTGAAATTCTTAGCGGTGCTAATATGGATAAGGATTCTAACTTTTTATGGATGGACCCAAATGATTTCCCTCTTGCTGGTATTGGAAGTAAAACAGGGGACATGACAGGCATTAAGAAAAATGCAGCATTAACAGCAATATTAGGGCATATTAACCCTTATGGTGGTAGTGCAGATAAGACATCAGGTGGTCGTAGTAATATGCAAATAATTGCAGATTTACAAGGACAAATAGTAAACTCTACTACTAAAGAAGCAGAAACACATAATGCTAGTGTAACAGATGCATCTAAAAAAATATCTACAGATGACTTACCCCAATTAGATGCGAGTGTATTAAAGTATGATGAGAAAGGGAAGTGGAAAAGCGGATCGGATGCAGATAAAGTATTTAATACAATAGGAGATATGTACATGCGTCTTACACCCAAAGGTTTGACTGACTAACCTTTCCTCACCTTGATTAATACAAAACTATGGGACAATTTGATGGTATTAAACGAGCATTAAATGGTGATACTACTGTATTAGAAGAACAACCAAGTCCTACTAATTTTGTTCAAAAATTACAAAACGCTCAAGCAGACGTTACTCAAGCAAAAGTTGAGAAAGCTCAAGCAGTATTTCAAAAGAAACAAAATATAGCCCACCAAGTAACTCAGCAAAAAATCCAACAAAAAGAACTTCCTACTGTAAGTCTCCCAAGTAGTACCGTATCCGAAGAGGACATGCTCAAGCCTTTAGGTCCACAACCAGATCCTACTGCAGTTGAATCATTTGATAGACAATTAGAGGAAGATTTATCTACTACTGATACTGTATCAAAAGAAAAACTCCTTGATTCAATTTATACTGCTGAAGGTAAAAAAGGTGCCAGAATACCTTATGGCATGTTTACAAAAGAATTTGAAAGAAGAGTTGCTGCTGGAGAAGAAATATCAGAAGCAGAAGCTAGAGCCGAAACAGCTAAACATTTAGATAGACATATAAAAAGATGGGAAGCAGGCGGAACTAGATCAGATATAGATAAAGCTGAGGAACGTGGATTAATTAATGCTAACCCAGAAAAAAACAAAGCAGTCATAGATGGTAAATGGAGTCCTGCTTTTATAAATTGGTATGGTGAAATCTATTCACCAGCTCATGAAGCTAATACTAATCTATCATCAGCAGAACAAGAATTAAATAGAAATTGGATTACAAATGTATCTAGTAATATAGAAAAAGGTCCTGTTTATAAAATAGATGAAGCTCCTTTTACAACTAGCGGTATTGATCCTGCTACTGCACCAACAGATATTTCCGAAGACTTCCTGGGACAAAGAGAACTAGCATATAAAAAGATTCTAGAAGATTTAGAGCAAGTACAGCAATTGCAGTTAGAAAAAGGTAAACCTGCAGAAGAAA